TTTTTAATAAACCCTAATTGTTTTTCAGCTAGGTTAGCTGTAGCTGATATGTAAAGTATTCTAAGTGTTGGGTCTTTGGTTAATTCCCAAGCTACTCTATAGGCTATTAGTCTTGACTTGCCGTGATCCCTTGGAAACAAAAGAAGTTGAAAAGGTTTAGCTTCTTCTCTTGTCCACCACTCGCAAACATCTTCGTGACATTGACCAAGCACTTGTTCAGGGGCTACTAGATTAATAAAGGTAACTAAACTATTTTCAGCAGCAGTTTTTATTTGTTCTCTAATAGCCACTTAGTTTATTGCTCCGTGTCCCTATTTGCCATCTTTTCCACTGAATGTCTTATAGCTTTAATATTTTCATCCATACGACCAAGTGTGACAGCTTGACTTTGAACGACAGTTTCTAAGGATTCTAGTCTTGTTTCATGTCTAATTAAATCTTTTTTATTATTTTCTATAGCATTGTCTAAACTAGAGACATACCAAACTAAGGCTATTGTCTGACCAATAATGGCTAAAATAAAACTAATAGGTATTGATTTAGTCATAGTCCAACTGCCTTCACTTAGTGTACTCTTCGCCATGATGTGCCTTCCTTGTAGTAGACCTTTTCAGGTTCTACCCAAGAACCTTCATATTTAGCATATGGATCAAATATTTTCCATACGCCGTTTTCTTTAATATAGGCTGTTGATGAGAATAGAATGAAAGTTGGTTGAGATGTTAGAGAACTTACGCCTGAATTAGTAAGTTCAAAAGTAATTCTAATGTTATTATCTTCGGTAACTCTTGTATTTCCATCTTCAGTTATTCTTGTAATTTCTTCGGCTATACGACCAAACTCAGCATAAATAACATTTGAGCCTGTTGCAGATACTGAGGCACTTCCAGTTAAAGAAGATTCGGCAGGAATTAAATTACCGAGTACTGTACCTTGAGCCTCTAAAGAACCTGCTGCTGACAAAGAACTAACAGCTTCTTGTATCAGGCTACCTAAAGAAACTACATTTCCTGTAGAACTTAAAGTACTTAGTGCTTGTTGAACTTTATTGCTTAAAGCTACAAGACTAGCTGTAGAATTAAAAGAACCTTCCGCTTGTTGTGTTTTTGTAGTTTCTGCAGATAGGTTAGTAGAAGAATTTAAATTTGAAGAACCAACAAGACCTAAAGTCGATGCTGCAACTTTTGAGCCTTGAGTACTTAGTGAGGATGTGGCTTGTTGTGTTTTTGTAGCTACAGAAGAAATACTTCCTGTAGAACTTAAACTACTTAATCCTTGTTTACTTTTTAAACCTACAGCAGCTAAAGTGCCTGTAGAACTTAAAGTACTTGCTAAAGGTTGTACTCTTGTACCTGAAGCTGCTAGAGTTCCTGTAGAACTTAAGGCACTTTCTAAAGGTTGTACTCTTACACCTGAAGCTGCTAGAGTTCCTGTAGAACTTAAAGTACTTGCTAAAGGCTGTACTTTTACACCTGAAGCTGCTAGAGTTCCTGTAGAACTCAGAGTACTTGCTAAAGGCTGTACTCTTGTACCTATAGCAGCTAAAGTACCTGTAGAGTTTAAAGCAGAGGCAGCACTGTGTACAACTCCTGCAAAATTTTCAGTTACCCTTGTATCACCATTCTCAAGGATACGGCTGTCTGATGCTTCTGTAATACGAAAACCGTCAACAGAAGAACTAGCCGTACCTGTAGACCCTATTGGGCCAGAAGATAATGGTGAAAAGCCTAACATAGGAGTCTATTATTCTCCTAGTAGGGTAGCCAAGTCCAGTGCTTTTAGTGCATCAGGTGTGCTTGCCGCAGCAATACGACTGTCTGCTGTGATGTCACGTAGGGTTGCCTTTTGTGCTGCAATAGCATCTGCACCTGACCCTGCTTCCAGAGCCTTCATGTAGTCTACATCCAGTGCTTCAAGCCGTGGCTTGCGTTCTGCACGAAGGTTGTCCTTGTGAATTTCTTTGGCCTTCGCCATGTCCACCTCAATGACTGCCTCATTGAAAGCCCAAGCGCCCCGAAAGGTGCGATCAGTTGGAACTGTCAGAGATGCTGCATCACGAACATCTCCGTTTATGTTTATGTACGTTGTCATGCTGCTAATCTCCAAGCATTTCTAAAGCTGCGGTCAGTTGGTATTAGTTCAACAGGGACGATCCGCATTATCGTCCGATTGCCTTTGTAATCTCGCCACACAGAGGGGCAGATGTCTTTCATAATGAGATACTCAATGGCTTCTTCTTCTGACAAAGGGCCAATGGGTTCTGCGTATGGATGCTCTTTTGGCTCACCATCTGGCACATCTCTGTCACGTTGATAGGTGTCAATTGGCGGCAAGATGTTGCCCTCTAATGCACAAGCCATCCAATTAGGATCAGGCACAAGCACCTTGGCAGGGGCTTCTGGATCGGCAGGGTCCTCAAAGACCACACGGTACTTTGACTGAACTGGCTCAAGGCGGCTTTTAGCTTCTGCTAGTCTATCCCATAGGTGTCCGTGGGTCATGCTAGGTCTCCGTGTGCTTGAAAGGCTGCATAAGGATAATCGCCAAGTCCACTCTCAGATGCACCTACATAAACTGTGATTAACCTAGCATTGCTTGCTGCTACAGCACTGTTTTCTCTTGGGCGAACAGTATAAGCATAAGTTGTTATAACCGATCCGAAAGCAAAAACACCACCTATAGTATAATTAGCACTGCCAAAACTATTAGAGTATTCAAAAGTATAATCACCAGTACCATTATCAGTTAAACTACTAACTCCGTGACTGTCACGAATAACAGCAGTGCCTGTTCCATTCCAACAGCACCAAGCCTTCGCAGACCCATTGACCACATAGCTTGTGCCGACTGTTGTTGTGCCGTCTGAAACATTGCTTACGCTAAGGGTACTCATGCTAAGTCTCCTAGAAAGGATACAAAAAAGCGATGTGCGTCATTTAAACCTGAACCGTCCCAACAATAATACTTAACGGCAGATGCTGTATAAGTATCGTTGTTTACATCGTGATTAAATATCCGTGTATCATTAGCACCACTGCCATCAAATATTGACCCAACTACGCAGTAGTTATCTACAGAGCTAAATGAAGAAGTAAAGTTAGAGGTTGTCCTTCCAGTTGCATCATCAGTTTGAGACGAAATGCCAAGGCTACTTTTAATAGCAACATTTGGTTGATCATAGGAAACCCAAGCCGCAGCAACCCCTGACACTGCACGACTAGCTGTTTCACCTGTCTTTTTGATGTTGGTGACTGTAATGGTACTCATGCTAAGTCTCCGTGGGCAGTGTAATTGTTGCCGTTACTGTCATAATTAGTTTCTGTAGATGTTGCTATTATTCTCATTTTAATAGAAGCAGCAGGACTACTTGTTGCGGCAGTAACGGTTCTTCCTTCGTCGTTTGTTCCAACTAATGTAGCTGTTGAGGCGTAGCTACTTGAATACTGTCCAGCTATTAAATTGTTAGTAAATGAAAGTGTATGGGAACCAGTACTATGATCTGTCAAAGTTGATATATTAATGCTGTCATTAATTTGAGCAGATGTATATGTTTGATAACTTGCCCAAGCCTTCGCAGCACTTTGTTTTGTCAACGTAACAGGGCCAGTACCATTCGCAGCGCTTATTGTATTTGCTCGTAATTCAGACAATGGACAAGTTCCCCCCTGATGTGACGGTCAGAGTTACACCCGATGCAATGGCTAGTGGGCCAGTTGCATTAGCATTTTCATCTGCGTCAATGGTAACGTTTGTGTTAAGAGTTTGCTCGTTAATGCGGAAGATGTCTCCTGCAGAACTGCCAGTTTCACCGTTTTCACCTTTGAACAGACCACCACCTGCATTATTAATCTGCGTTTGGACATCACTTGTGACACCTGACAGATAGTTTAATTCAGCAGCAGTAACAGATGTATCACTTAAGTCAGCCGTAACAATGTTACCTCTGACAAAGGTACTAATCTGTGTACCAGTAACTTTCTTAGATGTCCCTGCCTCATTGATCTCAAACTCATTAGCTGCTGCTGCTGCAGAAGCTGCGGTAAGGTCACTGATTTTTACGTTAGCCATTTTTGTCTGCCCTCAACATATAATCCTCGTTCACAAAATCAGCCTTGCCAAACAAGCGCTCTGCGGTCTTATCAACCTCTCTAAAATACTTGTCAGCCATTTGATCCAGAAATTCTTCTAGGTGATTTGCATGCATAAGGTCTTGCTTGGCGATGCACTCATTGACGTAGGCGATATAGCCAGTAACTTCTGCCGTTGCTATTTGGGGATGCACTCCAAACTGCTGACAATACTCAATCGCCGCTAACGAAGCTCGACCCCCTTGGATCAGATTGCGATACACTAACTCGAAACAACGGCGCACATGGTGGCGCTTTTCTTCACGTTCAAACGCAACTTCGTCCCATTCGTCGATGCCGTGCTTGGCCTTAATGTTGTCATAAGCGTCGATCATCGTGGCAATGTCTTTTATGCTGCCGTTTATCTTGTTTTCCATCTGCACAAGAGAGTGCCTAATGTGTCTTAGCTTGGCCTCTGAAACCGCATCGTCTTTGCCTTCTAGCTCCATAATTTCCTCACGCAATTCTGCGTGTTTTACTTGGCTTTCGGAAAGGGCTAGTTTACGCTTTTCCACTTCAGCCGTGATCTGGCGAAGCATCCGCATAGGGCTGTGACCGTTCAACATTGTAAGGGTCATCATGCTTAAAGTGGTCTGGCTATTGTTGCGATCAAAAGCCCTAGTCGCTTTATCAATTTCTGGCAGTTTTTCCGCTACTCTAGCCGCAGCAACCTGATTGATGTTCTCAGACGCCTCTAAGGGCAAACTAAATGTTACGGGTTTTGTGACGACATTACTCATGATGGTGACCCTGACAGACCGCCTACACCTCTGGCGCTATAGCTTAAATCACCGTAATCACTGGCGTTTCCTGTTGTTTGGACTGTGACCTTCTGTATCATGTCGGTGTATTCACCACCAAAAAATGTGGCTAGTGTGCCATTCGAGGCTGATCCTAAAAACCTTTTAGCACTTGCAAGATCGCCAAAGTCAGTTGCGTTGCCCGTTGTAGCGGTTGTAATGTAGCTAATTACATTTGTATCTGAGCTTGTACGTCCACCTGCGTGCAGTGACCGTGTATCATCTCCTCCGCCTGCGCCTTGTTTTGTGCCTTGCGTTAGGTCGCCAAAGTCAGTTGCATTGCCCGTGGATGCAATTGTGATGTAGTCGATTATATTCTTATAATCAGTTGCGCCTTGGTCTACTCCCCCCATCATTACACCACGGGCGTCATTGCTCCACGTTGCGGTTACACCTCTATTATGTGTGGGGTCGCCAAAGTCGGTTGCGTTGCCATCGGTGGCCACCGTGACGTATTGGATTACAGCGGCAAAAGTAAAAGACCCAGCAGGAGCAGGGGAGAACACAGCGTAAGTTGCATCATTCATAGCAGAAAGACCCTGATACCCAGTATTTAATAAGTCACCGAAGTCTCCTGCATTGCCCGGTGTTGCAATTGTAATTTTGTCGATTGCCCCAGATGCACCATCACCGCCCTGCATTACACCCTTTGTTCCGTTTGACCCACCGCCATTGCCAACATATTTCCTTGCAGAAGTCAGGTCGCCAAAGTCTGTCGTATTTCCACCAGAGGTTATATCAAAGTATTCGATGATATTCTGAGAACCAATGCCGCTTATCTCACCGCCATAAGCAATACCACGATCCCCGTACCAAGTTGGGAATGACAACAGAAAATCGACTAACCTTGTTGTGTATTTGATGCCGTCTGACGCAGAAAGCCGTGCAGTAAACGACCCTGCATGAGCAGAATTTGTGCTTGGGGTAAACGTATATACGCCTGTGCTTTGGTTTATAGAGGTGTCAGATGAAAGCTGCGAAGGTCTTGCGTTGTTGGCTGTTTTATATGCAAGGCCATAGGTTATATCAAACCCTTCAGGGTCTTGAGCCGTCATTGTGACGTTAACCGTTGAACCCGTTCCACCGTCTAGTGCTACCTCAGTGGTCGGCGGCTCGGTTAGAATAACAGGGCTTTCGTTGTCGAAGTCTTGTGCAGCAGCCGTGACGAAAACCACCGCATTGCCACTGAGGTTTAACGCATTGCCTGAGTTTGAGCTTTCAGTGACAGTACGACTAAGCGTTGTGCCCGAAGCAGTATATGTGCCTGTGCCGATTTCCCAAGCATTACCGTCCTCTATCGTATACCGAACAGTATCGCCATTACTCACTCCTGCGGCGGCAAAACTTTGGTATCCGTCTGAGGCAGAGCCAAGAGTAATCGTGCCAGTGCCTGTCGTACTGGTGGTCATCTTGGCTCTGTTGACTAGCTTAACCATAGGGTGTTCTTTCTATTAAGCTAGAGTTAAGTCAATAGCTCCTGCAGCAAACTGAAGGCTGTCACCATCAGCTACTGTCTTAGAGGCAGTTAATGCCCCATGCCAAAGCAGGTTTCCTGCTGAACTTGCATCAAAGATTCCTATATGAGTAATTGTACCCCAAGAACCACCTGAAGCTGTGAATGTCTCAATAGCTTCGTTAGATGTTGTGCCACCTGTACCTGTAGCTTGTGACCAAGTAACGGATTGACGGGAGTATCCGTTTCCTGAAACTTCGGTTCCTCCCCCTGCGTCATTTGGCGCTGCTGTAAATAAACCTATGTGCCATGAGGTCGGGTGAGATGTTTCACCTTCACCTCTCATAAGCCAATTAAGCACTAGGTTTTCTGCGTAGTCTGAAAGTGCAGCCATTGTTTCGTTCCTTTGTTTTTCCTAGTTATGATGAGACTTTGAACCAGACATCACCATCGTTTCCTCCTGACGGTGCTGCTGTGCTAACAGTTATATTATCTAGTAGGTTAAGTATGTTAGTTCCATTTACATATACACCACTAACATTAAGCAGATCATTACCGTTCAGATCAAAGTCTGCTGTCATAGCATTAGGTGTACTTCCATCTAACGAAACGACATTATTAAACCCATTTCGTAAGGATTCAAAATTTTCATTAAGTGTTGTCGTAGAGGCATAGCCTGATGCGATATTTGTTATTGATGGTGTTTTAGCCATACTTAGTTTACCTTGATCCCTAGCCTGTTAGCATCCTCAGACAATAACATGAGTGCTTGTTTATCTAGTTCTTTTTCTTCTTTTTCTTTTAGTTTCTGTTTAGCTTTAGAAGCTGCTTCTTTATCTAGCCAACCTTTTTCCAGTAATAGTTTGGCTGCAGAAAAGGAACTACGTCCACCTTCTTTCATTTCTTGTGCTATAGCTTTAATTGCCTCTGACTTAACCTTAACTTCAGCTTCTGCTCTCCACTTAGCTATATGTGGCTTAAGGTAAGGAGACTTGTTCATGGCTTGCCAACAGTCCCATGAACCAAATACTGTCATAGCAAACTCATACTCAGTTGGATCACTTGGAACCATTGATACGTAAAGTTGCTGAAGGGATAGCATTGGCTGACCCCTGACTTCTATGTCTCTTTCTTTTAATGTGAATAGTGCTTCGGATGGATCATCATATGATAACTCATAGAACAGACTTTTAGTTCTTGGCTTGCCATTAGCACTTTTAATCTGACTTAGAGAGAACATCATGGTTTATGTCTTTCTTCTTTTAGTTGTGAGAAATAAATCATAACCATAAGTATACCATAGATTTTACTTTGTGTCAACCCCTAAAATACATCAACATATAAAATATTTTCTATTGACAAGAGTGCTAAAGTATGATATAATAGCTTTGGCAGCTACGGGGAGTATATGTCTATAGCACTACTTAAGTAATATTATTAATAGTTATCTTACTTAAGACAAGTCCAGATTCACCTATGTATGGTTGTGCAGCACACCTTGGTTAATTCCTTGGTGTGCTTTATTTTTTACATACTGGAAATTTTAGTGAGAAAATGTTTAGTCGCATTGTACATACATAAGGATACCCCCGACCCCCGTGGCCTCCCCTCTTGTGATCACAAATGCAATGCCCCCGCCTCCTTTTGTGATCACAAATGCCTTCCCTTGGCTTGCTTGGCTCTCTTTTGTGATCACATAATGTATTTTCTATGGGAATTGTGATCACATATGCCCCCACAAGCTGCATCCCTTTGAAATCATTACACATTCCTTTCATATCCCTTGGTTCTGCTATCTGATCCTTCCTAGTACTCATTATAGTATAAAATATAGGCTATACTTTGGTATAGTTTTGGCTATACTTTTTTTCTCTTGTGGTTTTGTTTTGGTTGTGCTTATTTGGTTGCAAGCAAAACGAAACGGAATGAAGATGCAAACAATAGACACTCAAAACCCCTACGAATTAGGCGACATTCAAAACCGCTTAAAAGAAAAAGCAAAAGAATACGGTTTTGATGAATATACTTGGATGGAAGCTTGGCAAAACGCAGAAGCAACCGCACAAGAAACAAACAACTTTGAGGACGACATCAAAGAGGGTTATACTTGGATTGAGATATTCGAAAGAGTTGCTTTTGATTCTTTGGAGGGACTTAGATAAAAACACTTGACATTCTTTTTTGCATCACTTAACCTAGTGGTGCAAGATGGAAAGTCAAAACGCAAAGAGTAGCCTAGCGCCTTGATCCTTTGCCTTGACCGTTACAAGCTCATGGGTGTAATCAAGTCCCATACTGGCAAGGTGTGACATATGAGCCACCAAGTCAGACACTAAAAGAAAGAGCTTGACACTCTCGAAAATGTCAGTAAGACTTAAGACACAGACTACCAAGTGTATCGGGTAGCATAGTGGAAAGACTATAGGCGATACACAAAAATAAAAGAAAGAGCTTGACACTCTCAAAACAGTCTGACAAGATAAGACACAAGCCCTAGTGGATGGATGTCCACACGCTGACAAAATGAGCCACGTAATGAATGGCATAGTGAAGAAACCCGATAGACTTAGTAGGTCTTTGAGCAAGGGTGGATAGTACACGATTGTTGGATGCAAAGCCCAACTCAAGAACGGTAAAATACATC